CAACTTCGATGGTCTGGAAATATTTCAAATCCTCGTCAACTACTAGCCAAACTTTACGGCTTTTGAAAGTTCCTCTGTCAATTGTTGACAATACTTTTTTTACTGTTGCTTTAAGTTCCATGATTATGCTGCTATCGTTACAGTGTCCGTTTTAAATGTTTGTTTTCTTCTAAAAATTCATTACAAAAATTTCTAATTGCTAATACTTGTTGATAATTAAAACTTTCGATATGTTTTGGCGCATCATTTTCATCATCTTTATCCTCAACCAATATACATATTTCTTCTTCAGAAAAATCATATTTAAATTTTATAGTATTACTATCGGTAAATCGAAATATTAATGACAATTCCATGTTAATCCGCTATCGTTACGGTATCCGTTTTTAAGGTTTAAGTTCTATTTGTAATTTTTCGCCCTGTAATACCCTGTCAATGATTTCAAGGATTATTTTTTTATGTGTGGGCAATAAATCAATACACTTTGCCGATATCTCTTCATAAAAAAAGTGATCTTCTTTCAATGTGTCGATGAAATCGGCCTGCGTTTCTTCATCCATTATCGGGCTTGTTTTGAAGTCCTGCACCATCCATGATATTTTAGCCGAATAACGCCGTGCGAATATTGCGCCCCTCATTCGTGCATCATTGTCCCGGATAAAGTCCTCGAAGCAATCCTGAGCCGTTTGCAGGTGGTGCCATGCTTTTCTAAAACTATTATTTTTGCTCATTTTAAAGTTACTGCAACCGTTGTGGTAGATGTTTTGGATGGAGGAAATAGGGTTATAACTTCGCCGGTTTCTGTCACTTTTTGCATTCCACTAACAGGTACTTTTTTTAAGAAATCCTCAAGCTCTTTAATAAGATATTTTAACTTTTCCTGTTGTGTGTAAAATTCTAAAAGTTCGACATCTCCGCAATATGTGAAGTCATATTTTTGCCCCATTTCTTTGATACTAAATTCCGCATTAAATGCCATAAACTTTTTTCCGTTTTTTTCGGCTGCATCTATCAAATGCGTTTTATAACTTTCGTTTGTGGTTAAGGTCTTTACTATCTCTTCCATCGCCTTAAGTTGCAAGTGTACTTTCACGGGGTCTGCTGTGCCGTTTTCAATTCGTCCCATTACATCAGCAATAAACGTGGTTCGCTCCGCTTTGGTGGTCTGAAATAGGCTTAAAATACCTTGTGTTGTTAATTCCATTTTTTTGTTTTTATTTGGTTAGTAGTCAGGACAGGATTCGAACCTGTAAGAAACCCATTTGCCATTTATCCTTTCTAGCGACTTTCACATCCTAAGTAGGTCAGTATCTAGTTAATCCCTGGACTACAGGCTTTTTACAGATTTTTAGTGCTTAGGGTAGTGGGGGTTTCTTAATCTATAGCGTCTGCCAATTCCGCCACCTGACCATGTGCTTGTCTTTCCAAGCTGCCACCAACTTTTTTTTACTATGTTTTGGGGTTGGCACCTCATATTTTATGCCTGCTCGGCCATTATAACCCCGTACCTTTCTTTGCCTGCATTCACAAAACTAGCATCTTTTACAATATAATCGGGCAAGATTGCTTTATATTGTTTTAGTTCGTCAACTGTGTGTAACTTGTCTAAGTTGCCTATATGGTGCGCTAGTTCCGAAGTGATATCATTAGCTTCCACTTGCTGCGGATCTTGGTCAAACTCTTCGGGTGTGTAAACGGGGCCAGCGAATACATCGGGTGTATACCATTTTACACCGTTGGAGATGGCACGGGCAAATAACATGTTTTTTGGGAACTTGTCGATGTTCTTAGTTCCTGCCTTTTTTGCATCTTCGATTGTAAAAATACTATTCCCTATTTTTTCTTTTCCCTGGTAAAAATCAATTGAGCATATTTTTTCGCTGCTTTCGATTACCCTATAATCATATTTTCCGCTTGCCTTTACATTTGCAGCCATTAAACCGGCTCCTACTGTTGGCTTTCCCTGTATGATGTGAATTCCCGACATGGCGGCGAATGGAGGGATTCCCATTTCTGCACCGGCTTGGATTTTCACTACCGCCTGCGCTGCGGTTTTGCAATCTACAAACATGCCGCTTTCTGCAAATGCTTTGCCGATTGACATGATTTCCGTTAGGCTACTTTGCGCCTGAACTCTTACAATTTCATTTTTCATTTTTGATTTTTTAAAAGGTTAGTGTGTAAGGGTATTCCCTTGTAATGGTTAAAAATAAGTGTTTCAATATCCTCGATATCTTTGCCAATCAGATATTGGGTAATTTCGTTTCCCGGATCATCATCGAAAACTTTGAAGCTTTCTAATTCGCCTTCTTCGTTTATATCGTATTCGATTATGAAGTCTTTGTAGCTAAATTCGGTCATGATGTTTGGTTTACTGTTTGATTAAAATTGTTCGTTTGGATGGAACTCCTCCGAGTTAGTATCTGAATTAGCGTCTGCGCTTCCTTCTGTGGTAGTGCTGCCAATAAACCTATTAATTTTTCGTGCCCTTTCGCCCGCCTCGATTTCCTCACGGACGGGAATGATAATGTAGACATAGTATAATATTGCTAAGGTTAAAATAATTGTTGCGATAATAAATTTTAGTATTTCAGGCATGGGTTATAAATTTGGGGTTAAAATAATTCTAATCTTAATGCCGTATTCAACATAAGTTGAAATTACCATCCCTAAACCATTATCAAATTCAAAAGTACATTTTTTGCTTTTAAAATAATCAATGTTTTCCCTGGTAAAATATCCCATTGCATCAATTGTGTCCCCCTTAATAGTAAAGTTAAAAAACCTTTCCATCTCAAAGGTATTCTCAAACTGTGTAAAATACTCTAATGCTTTTTTCATTTTGTTTTTTTTGGTTTTGTAAATGTATAAAAAATTTTGATTAAATAGTGTGCAATTCCGGATCGTGGTGAAAAAATCCATCTTCAGGCATTTTACTTTGTTTTGTTTGTCCTAAAAAACAGATGTTATATTTTATAAATATTTTATATAAATACGACTTATCAGTTAATCCGATGTGATTACACAAAGTTTTAATGTGTAACGTGTTGCAGTTCTCTTTTAAATACTCCAAGTTTTCAGGGGTTGCATATTCGTCAACCTTTGTGCGTCTAAAAATCTTGTGATATGACAATTCGTGTTTTAGCTGATTTTTTGTAAACCCTAATTTTTTTGCCAAAATATCTTGACGTGTGGTGTTTATATTATCCCTCAAGTATTGGATATTTTCCGGGGTTAACTTGCTGTTTTTTAAGCTCATGAAGTTTTTGCTTTAATTCGTTAAGAAATTGTTGTTTAGATGCTAGTGGTACTCTTAGACTAATGTAAGTGCATGGCTCACATTTTTTCCTGCCTGCGTTTTCGCGCGCTCCGCCTCTGATTTTTTTTTCTACCAAAATTTAATTATTGAATATAGGGTTAAGAAAATGATTAATGTTACAAAATTGATGCCGATAAAACACCATGCAATTGCTGCGGTAAATGTTAAAAAGTCTTTTTTCATGTTTTAGGTTTTATTTGGTTAATGCAGTTTTTAGGATGCTGCGCCCCTTGTAAATTAATTATCTAATCTCCAAGTAATACCATTTCTTTTTTTGATTGATTTGCCATTTATTATTCTACAAAAATAAGTAGTATTTGTCCAGTCATATTTTGCAAATGCATAATCGCCTTCTATTTTTATGCTTGTTGGCTCATAATTAAATTCAGAAATAAAATTTTCAATTACTTTTTTTTCTAGTATTGTGTTTGAAGTAGTCATGTTTTAAGTTTTTAGTTGGTTATTTTCCTTTTGTTTCACAAAGATAAATACTTTATTTGAATTACAAAAGTTTTTTTCAAATATTTTTAAAATAAAAAAAGCCACTTTATGTAAGTGGCTAATTTTCAATTAGTTATGTTTTATTTCATGCCGAAAATATTTTTTAATTTATCGACTATTTCGTCTTTTTCCTCAACAGATACGATTTGCAACCGTTGCTTAATTTGATTCATAGCATCATATTTATTAGCTGCAAATACCTTTGTCTGCATTTTTCGGTCATTCAGGATATACTTAACGGTGTAGTGCTTCATGCTTTGAGATTTCAAATTCCAAATATTTTTTAGCTTTCAACAGGTCTTGCAAGGCCGTTGTATTCTCTTTTTTCCCTGCCCTGCTAATATATTTTACCACATTCCCCAAGCTGAAATTTAAATCCCATGCTTCGATTACCTTGATGGCTTCGTAGGTGTTGTCTTGACCTCCGTAGTGGGACGGGGTGATGGCGCAAAGTTGCTCTGTTGTTATCCTTGCTTGCGGTCTATTCCTACTCAAAAATTTTATAAACTTTTCTTTGTCAATTTCCCAACAACCTGTAAGGTCTGGATGACATTCATAAAAAACCCCGCTGTTTAATATTTTCAAATAGTCTTGCCATGCGTTCTGTTCGTTTTGTGCTGTCATAGTTTTTAGTTTTTAATATGTGATTTTACCTTTATAAATTCTCTTGTTATGAAATTCGTAATCCTTGCCATTGGAATCCAAATGTACGATTCCAAACCCGTGATTCCAACGGTTTAGTGGCAAATATTCCGGGTGTAATTCTCCGAGCGTGCCCAAACTGTATGTCTTTATTTCGTTGCCATTAATATCAACTTCGACATGGTTGCTTGTTTGATGGTTGTGGCCCTGAAAGGAATCCGATTTTGCCTTCGTAAATAGGGAACGGGCAATGTTTACCGCCGAAGTACCACCGAAATATTCGTGCCCGTGGATGCCCGTGAGGCTGTTTAACTTCATGATCCGCTTTTCTCCAATTATGTGAATGCCCCGGGCGCGGGCCTTAATTATATTCTCAAATTCAAATTCTTCAATACCTTTTAATTCAGCTGCTTTCTCTTGTAAAAAATGCTCATAGCGTTCTTCGTGGTTGCCAATCTTGAAATAAATCTGGCATTTAAATTCACGTTCAAAGATTTCAAACAATGATTTGAATGTATCTAGTTCCAATTTAAAATTTCGCTTCTTTGGGTCTTTTACATAGCGGCTTAATTTGTGGCAGTCGATGGTGTCACCATTTAATAATAAAGCATCAATACCTTCCTTTTTCAAATCGGTAATGGCAAGGCTCAATGCTTCGATGCTATGATAAGGACAATGAATATCGGATAAGATACCCACTTTTTTGTGGCCTGAAATATTGAAAGGCAAAAAAGATGTTTCATCCGATGCAGGCAAGTTGTAAGGATTGCGCGGTCGGTCGGTAGTTACTATTGTATCGGCATCCGTTTTTTTTAGTGCTGATTCTTTTGTATTTCCATTTTTGCCCTCAATAAATCTCAATGAACTCCTAGCATCCTCTACATGTTTAAACAACAAATCATTTTCTCCGTACATGATTCTAGCCAATTTTAAAGTGGGCATGTATGCCCCGTATTTTTGTCTGTATTCTCTTGCAGTTTCGGCTTTGTTCATTCAATAGTTTAAATAATTTCTAATGTTACCTTTTCTTTTTTCTGAGCATCTTCGATAAGAATACAAAGTTGGTTCATTGCTTGCTTATCGTTTACCAATCTGCCGGGTTTCTCTACATGGTGGCTAACAATTATACACCCTTCGCTGCTTAGTTCGCTGACCCCATTATGCATTCTGATTCCCAAAAAGTCAGGTACATTGAATACTCCTGTAAGCAATCTTTTAAATCGTGGACTCCATGTAACTAAAACCGGATAAATACCGTAGGGAATAGCCGTTTGCGCTTTTATCTTTAATATACGCTTCCACATGCCGGCTTTTGCCCTTACCTTATCTTCAATGGTATGACAGAAAAAAACTCCATTTACATACAGTTCACCTTGTGTGTATTTATCGGTTAATACTTTTCTTATTAATAGTAATTTCATCTGATTTTTTTAAGTAGTGAATAGGCCAATATTGATAAAATTAAAATGGCAGTAAGCCACCAAATTATAATCTTTGCAGTATGTATTCTGTCGGCCAAACGATTTATTTTTACCGTTTGCAAATTGATTTGATTTTGCAATAAATAAATCTTTGCCGAGTCCTCAAACCGTTGCGTTATGTACACCGTGCGCTGTGGCGTCAATACGGGCACTTTTACCGTCTTTCTTAATACAATGGTATCAATAGTGGTATCTGTCTTTACAATGGTTATAATGTCGCTTTCTGGGCATTCCACAAACTCGCTAACGGTATCAATGATTACGGTCGTATCTCGTGCAATTATGCCGCATGGGAATAATTCCCGCGTAAGTTTTGCAACTTCGGCCTTGTCCTTTTTGACGGCTTTGTTTAAAAGTTTATTTGCACTTTGACAGGAAAATAAAAATATTGGTATTAATAGAAAGTATCTCATAATTTTTGTTTAAATTTGCATTTCT